CAATATATCTCTGGAGAAAATACTTTAGAAACTTCTGCAACAAGCATTAAGATTCTTCTCACTGCTCACATTAATCAATTTAATGATATTAGAGCATTCTATGCAATTGGTGAAGATCAAGGATTTACACCAATCTTTGAAGCATTCCCAGGATATACTTCAAACAATGATGGATCATCAGATAGAGTTGTTCCTCCGGCGAATGCATCAGAAGGTTTCTTATCTAGAGATCTGACATTCAAAGAGCATGAGTTTACTGTTGATAATTTACCTGCCTTTAAGTCTTATCGTATTAAATTGATTGCTACTTCTACCAATCAAGCATACGCTCCAAGAATTAAAGAGTTGAGAACAATTACTTTAGCATAATATGGAAGACGTAAGAGTAAAGGGTCATTCTGATTTAGTCAGAGACCCTGTGACAAATGCAATCATTAATACAAACAAAAGTAAATACGAGGAGTATATTTCTCGTAGAGACATCAAAAAAAATGAAAAATTTGTCCAAAAATTTTGCGTATACTCAAGTCGCAACAGAGATAGATAGTTGTGATGACTGTGAACAACTCCGTAATATTGCAAAGTCTTTTTGCAAACTTTATTATAAACAGCAGGAAACAATGCAAATCATAGGACTGACGGATGGCAACTAAAAAAATAACTTTTGATCCAAATGCAGATTCATCACCAGCTGCCAATTTTACTATTTTAGGTGGAGCAAATTTTAATGGAGATTTTGAAGTAGTCACAACTTCAAACACGGCATTTGATTTTACAGGTTACTCTGGGTCATCACAAATGACTAAGAGCACTGCCGTTGGATCAACTTCTTTCCCTGCAGCAACCTTTGTTGTTGGATTTACTAGTGCTGCTGCAGGAAAGGTTCGTATTTCTCTTGGTGGAACAACAACTCAGTCTTTAACTGAGGGTCGATATGTCTATGATTTTATAGTCGGTTCTGGTAGTACCATATATACATTGGTTAATGGTAATATTCTTGTTCGACCAGGGGTGTCGTCTATAAGCACACTATAAATACTAGAAAGATAGTATATCATAAATGGCACAACCATCTAACAGGGCAGAACTCATAAACTATTGCAAGAGGCAGTTAGGTGCTCCTGTATTGGAGATTAATATTGCCGATGAACAAGTGGAAGATTTGGTTGATGATGCTTTACAATATTTCCACGAAAGACATTATGATGGAGTTATTCAGACATACCTAAAATATAAAATAACACAAGACGATATTGATAGAGGAAGAGGTAGAGCTGCTGCCAATCCTGTCGGTATTGTTACAACAACTGCGGAGTCAACTATTGTTGGAACTGCGGTAACATTTTCTTATGAGGAAAATAGTAACTATATTCAAATTCCACCAGCGGTTATTGGTATAAGTAAAATTTTTAGATTTGACGGTGCTAACACTGCAACTAGTAATATGTTCAGTGTCAAGTATCAGTTGTTCTTAAATGACATGTATTATTTTGGTTCAACTGAAATTTTGACCTATGCGATGACAAAGAGATATTTGGAAGATTTAGATTTTGCTCTGACGACAGAAAAGCAAATTAGATTTAACCAAAGACAAGATAGACTGTATTTGGATATTGATTGGGAAAGTGTTGTTGTAGATGATTATCTGGTTATTGATTGTTATAGACTTTTAGATCCAAATGACTTCTCAAGAGTATATAATGACTTCTTTGTGAAAAAATATCTTACTGCATTGATGAAGCGTCAGTGGGGTCAAAACTTGATTAAGTTCCAAGGTGTTAAATTACCAGGTGGTGTTGAGTTGAATGGAAGACAGTTATATGATGATGCTGAAAAAGAATTGGAAGTGATTAGAGAGCAAATGTCTAATACATATGAAATTCCTCCCCTTGACTTTATTGGTTAATCATCATGTTAAATCCATTTTTTCAGCAGGGTTCTCGCGGTGAACAGAGTCTTGTTCAGGACTTAATCAACGAGCAATTAAGAATGTATGGAGTGGAAGTTCACTTCATGCCAAGAAAGTATATTACAGAGAATAGCATCATAAGAGAGGTAATTGAATCTAAGTTTGATGATGCATATCCTATAGAAGCATACGTTGAAAATTTTGATGGATATGGAGATAGTCCAACACTGCTGTCTAAGTTTGGGATACAGCAAACAAATGAGATAACTCTCATCATTTCAAAGGAGAGGTTTGAAAGTTATATTTCTCCTTTGATAAAGAACGAAGAAAATATTAAATTATCAACAAGACCAAAAGAGGGAGATCTAATTTATTTTCCCTTGGGAGATCGTCTGTTTGAAATTAAATATGTCGAGCATGAGAAACCATTTTATCAACTACAGAAAAACTATGTGTATGAGTTAAGATGCGAACTCTTCCGCATTGAAAATGAAATCATCGATACAGGTATAGATGAAATCGATGATACCCTTGAGGGAATTGAGGGCGCTGATGGAGATACAATTTTCCAAGGTGTTGGTATTCAAAAACTCACCTTGGTTGGAACTGCATCTCAGGCAACTGCTATAACTGGTATTGTTACTGGTGCGATCAGACGCATAGGTATTACAAATAGAGGATCTAATTATATTTCTCCACCAAGAGTGGCGATATCTTCAGCACCGTCAGGTGGTGTCACTGGTATTGCAACAGTGTTTACTCGTGGAGGAATTGTTGTATGTACGGGTGCTGCAAGCCCTGATGGCAATCAAGTGGTTGCACAAAGTGCACCATTAATAAACCCAGGTTCAGGTTACACTGTTGCACCTAAAATTCAGTTCTTTACTAATAATGCGGATGGAACAGGAGCAGGTGCTGCAGCAACATCTGTCCTTAGTACGGAGGGCGCTATTGGTATTGTAACTGTCACCTCAGGCGGTTCAGGATACACTACATCGCCTACAATTACCTTCACAGGTATATCTACTGTCTCTGCTGCTGCAACCGCTGTTGTAAGCGCAACAGGGACCATCTCCGCGATTTATATTACCAATGCTGGTCTTGGATATACAGTGGCACCAACAATCAGTATTGCCTCTCCAGGATCGTCGGGAAGTGGAAACTTCAGTTTCAATGAAACTGTTACGGGCGGAACTTCTAATGCGACTGCAAGAGTTAGAAAATGGGATACTGCAACTAGAGAGCTGGACATCTATGATGTCACTGGAATATTCCTTAAAGGGGAAACAATCACTGGTGCAACGTCCGGTGCAACTAATTTAATTTTAGATACATCAACAAGTCCTGCTGATGATGGATACGCTGATAATGACAACTTTGAATTAGAGGCAGATGCGATATTAGACTTCTCAGAATCAAATCCTTTTGGCACGCCATAAATACAGGTATAGAAGGTAACCAAAATGTTTGAGTATTTTTATAACGAAATATTGAGAAAGACCATTATTTCTTTTGGTACTCTTTTCAATGGTTTGGAGATTCAGCAAAAAGACTCCTCTGATAATACAACGAGTATTGTCAAAGTTCCTCTTGCTTATGGACCTACTCAAAAGTTTTTGGCACGTCTCGAACAGACAGCAGACTTAAATAAATCCACAGCGATGTCTCTACCCAGGATGTCATTTGAATTCACTGGGTTGACTTATGATCCCACTAGAAAAGTAACTACAACACAACAGTTTACTGTAAAGGATCCAACGTCAGAGAGCACCACTCAAAAAAATTATATGCCAGTTCCATACAACATGGCATTTGAATTGAGTATCATGGCAAAATTAAATGATGATGCTTTACAGATTGTAGAACAAATTTTGCCATACTTTCAACCAGCGTATAATCTTACAGTTAACCTGGTTGGATCAATAAACGAGAAAAGAGATATTCCTATCGTATTAGAGAACATAACTATGCAAGATGATTATGATGGTGACTTTAAAACACGTAGAGTCTTGCTTTATACTTTAAGATTTACTGCAAAAACATATCTGTTTGGACCAGTTACAGACGCAACGAAAAATATCGTTCGTTCTGCCAGAATCAGTTACCTCGCAGGAACAGATACTACAAATACAGACAGAGATATTACATACAGAGTTACTCCAAGGGCAATCAAAAATTACACTGGAAATGTCCTTACGAATCTTGCAACAGATGCTGTTATTGCAGACACTGTATTTGAGGTTGAAAGTGCATCCGGGATTACCGCTAAGACATACATCGATATTGATAACGAGCAACTATTTGTAAAATCAATTAATGGTAACAAAATTACAGTTTTGAGAGGACAAGATGGAACGACTATTGAGGACCACGTAAGAGGTGCTGCCGTTCTCTCAATCACTGATGCTGATGATGATTTGATCCCAATGGGAGATGATTTTGGATTTGATGGAACGATAGAATGAAAATGACAAAGCAATTTGATGAATTAAATGATGAGTTCAATGTCTCAGCAGATGTTGTTCAACCTGAAGTTGTCAAAGACAAAATTGAAAAGGTAAGAGAGTCTGTAGATGATGTAAAAAAAGATTATGAATACACTCGTGGTAATCTTTACAGTATCATCGAAAAAGGGCAAGAAGCACTCAATGGTATCTTAGAGTTAGCCCAAGAAAGTGAAATGCCAAGAGCATATGAAGTTGCGGGTCAGTTAATTAAAAACGTCGCTGATGCAACTGATAAGTTAATGAAGTTACAGAAAGAACTTAAGGATGTCAATGAAGAATCTACAAAGGGACCAACGAATGTAACCAATGCTCTCTTTGTAGGGTCTACAGCAGATCTTGCAAAATTATTGAAGAGTGAAAGTCAAAAGGACAATAAATAATCTGGGGAGAGAAATCCCAAAGTACCAAGGTTACTAATACAATGTCAAGAGAGGATTTACCTTCAATTGATGATTATATTGTAGATCTAAATGATTTACCATCAGTTGAAGATTACTTAACAGAAGAAGTTAAAACGGAATTACCTTCTGTTGAGGACTATATTGAAGAAGAAGAGATAGAAGAAGCAGTTCAAACCATAGAGGACGCTGAGGGAAATACGTTTGCAGAAGTAAAAGATATAATTCCACCATTCCCAGAATTAATTCGTCTGATTAATGATGTTAGAAATGACATTCCAGACATTCCAGAGATAAAGTATTACGACAAAGAATTAGAAAATCTAACAGAACAGATTAATCAAGTAAGAGATGAGATACCTGAAGTTAGATACTATGAAGCAGAGATAGAGGCAATCTGTGAGCAGATTGATCTTGTAAAACAAGTAATAGATAAGAACGCTGCAGATATACCAGAGATAAAATATTATGATGATCAAATCAGTATATTAGAGCAACGCCTTGAGCAGATTAATCAGAATATTGAGGAATTACCTGAACCAAAATATTATGAAGAAGATATTCAATCTCTAAGAATAGCAGTTCAAGAGGTACAAGATCAAATTCCTACATTCCCTAAGTGGGTCAATGAGGTAAATGAAGTCCCTGATTTCTCATGGATTGGAAAGACCTTTAGTGTCATTGATGATGATTTTGTTAAAGTTCATGATGCTGTTGAGGGACTGAGAGGAAAGGTTGAATATGATCTGGATAGAATTGAAGAGCACTTTGATAAGAAGGAATTTGAAACTAGAACTGAGTTTAATGAATTAAGAGAAAGTATTAATACTAGGTTTGATACAGAGAAAGAAAAGATTTGGAAAGAAATTAAAGAGACCTCAATGCGTATGTGGGGTCATCACAAAGAGTTTAAAGATGATGATAGAAAGTTAAAGAAGCAATTACTCGGTGAATATAATCTTCTCA